CAATTAATTAGATCATAGACGAGTATAGTCGACGGCCTAGAGACTATGATCGGAAACTAGGAGGATATAATTATGGCAAATACAACTTTTTCAGGTCCGGTAAGATCTGAAAGCACAGTTAAAACTGTTAGTAAAAACACTTCTACTGGAGCAATTACTGAAGTAACAACATTTGGTGATGGACCAGTAAGTCTTTCTGATGGAAACGTAACTCTTACAAACGCAACACACAGCGGAAGAGTTTTACTTGTTCCAGATGGAGGTCAAGATAATACATACACTCTTCCAGCTCCAATAGCTGGATCTGTGTTTAGATTTGTTTATGCAGGAGGAGCTGCTGATGCGACTGACGCAATCATCGTTACTCCAGGTAATACAAATTTTTTCATAGGTGGAGTCACATTTCTTGATTCAGACAATGAAGTAAGTTCAGTTTTTTCTGATGGAAACTCAAACAGCTCGTTTCAAATAAACGTTCCTGCTGGATTTGATGTTACCATCGTTGGAAAAGACACAACTAATTATCAAATTTTTGGTAATGTAACATCTGCAACTGCACCGGCATTTGCTGATCAATAATAATTAAACTCGGAGCGCCTGGTGATGCAGGCGCTCTTGAAAAGGAGGAAACATGGCAGACACAGTATTAAATAATATTGTATTTCAAGGAGACAAAAAATTAATTACACATTATAACGTTGTCTCTGATTCAACAGGAAACACAACTAAAATAGTCACCGTTGGTAATTTAA